TTAAAGAGATGGCGGAGCTCGATAAGCGTGTTGCCAAATACCTGAAAGAGGAATAAAGATGGGCTTTTTCAAAGTTAAAGATGTGCCGGCGCGTCGGGTTGTTCAGTACTCACGTGTGTCTGGTGCTGGCGAAGGTGTCGTGTACATTAAAGATGAATCTGTTCTTGGTGAGTCGGTAGATGAAATGCCGTTCGCCGATAAGACCGGGCTGACTGCAATCTCAGACGGTGTCCTGTACGAGGTGCCGTATCTTGACGGAGCGGGTGACGTGTACTTTGATACACAACCGGTAGACACAAAACTGAAAGACGGTTCCGCTAAACTAACCGTAGTCGTGAAAGGTGGTAAGGCTCCTTACGATCTGCAATGGTTTAAAAATGGTAAAGAGGTGATCAACGTCCCGTACGTTGAGGGTGAACTAACTGTTAAAGACCCGGGGGAGTATTTTGTCAGGGCGGTAGATGCCGACGGGATATCGGTGGTAAGTAAAGCGGCTAAGGTCTCAGAACCTAAGTAACGAAAGGCCCCGCCAAGGGGCCTTAATTTTACACACCATTATTCCAGTTATTCCTTACCAATGTAAATTCAGGAATACTTTATTCAAAAAGTAGACTTCTATTATTTTTTATGTTACGCTACCTACGCTTTCAGCGTACCGCGGTGCGGACGCGTGAAGCGGGCGCCACAGCGCCCTAGCGTAACCGCGAACGCATTCGGAAGGGCCGAGCTATATTGCTTTCAGTATTTATCTAAGATTCGCCGTATGATGTTTACAGATATACGAGTTTAACGCCCGGCTTACGCCGGGCTTAGCGTATAAAGAAAGGGGATACTATGAATTGGAAAGTAACCGCAGTAATCACGGCAGCCGGCATCCTTTCCTTGTGGTTATACGGCCAGTACAACTACAGAAGCGGGTGGGTAGAAGGCCGAGAGAATCTTGTTTCACAACAACAAAAGAAGGCACAAGCTGAGTTGACGAAGAAAACACAACGGCAGCAGCAGAATGATACTAAGGCCGCCTCCGCCGAATCGGAAGGCGAAGAAAATTCGGAGGCTATCACCCGTGAAGTTATCAAATACGTTACCCGTCCTGGCCGTACTGTCTGTGAGTTTCCTCCTGAACGGGTGTCAATCAAACGACGCGCCGCCGAGAATGCTAATTCCATCCCTGGATATGACACTAATGCAGCCGCCGTGCAAGCTTATTCCACCGAGCAGTGACGCTGATGAAGACCTGGCCATTGACGTACGTAACGCGGAGTGCACACGGCAGTTACGTCTGAAAGTGTTCCGGTTGCAGGAGTACATAAGGAATATTCTGGAATAGTTGCCTTAGTAAGTGGAATAATTTATTCTTGTTACAGAAACACCGGGTGGCCCGGTGTCCTAAAGTCCAGGGGACATATTGACTATGAATCGTTTTTTACACTATCCACTCCAGGAAGAAGCTGGGGTAGAAGATAAATCGGGTGCAGGTGATGCACCAAAAATGTACACCGCCGAAGAAGTGCAGGCCTTGATTGAGAAAGAAGTGGCCGGGCTCAAGGCAAATCAGGAAGCGCTCCTTAGCGAGAAAAAGGAAGCTGCTCGCCGGGCTAAAGAAGCCGAAGAAGAACGGCAGCGCGCCCACCAGGAGGCCCTGAAGGCTGCTGGTAAAATGGACGAATTTGAAAAGACGATTCGTAGTCAGTATGAACCCGTACTGAAAGAGAAAGAAGAACGCTACGCTTCTTTAGCCGCGCGAATTCTTGGAAGTGAACGTAAGGCTGTTTTGGGTTCTTTCGCCGGTGATTTCATCACCCCGGAAGCGGTAGAAATCCTTGCTCCGTTCGTTAAGACTGAATTTGAAGGTGAAGACGTAGTTACTAAATTCACGGATGCGGATGGTAACATAGTTACTACCGACCCTGAACAGTTCCGCAAATACCTGCGAGAACATAAAGCTTTTTCGCATTTGATTAAAGCAAATGCAGCTTCCGGTGGCGGGGCTTCCGGGAATAAAGGCGGCGGGGCCGCACCAGCGTTTAAAGATATGAGTGAAAGTGAGCGGTTGGCTCTCTATAAATCTAACCCTGCCGAATTTGAACGGCAACTTAAAGCCCTGAGGAAATAAATAATGGCAATCACCACTATTGGTAACATCGTAACTGGCAATATCCCTGTACTGGCGTCCTATATGACGGAAGACCCGGTAGAGAAAACCGCGTTTTTCAACTCCGGAATTTTGACCCCAACTCCGTATGCTGCCGAGATTGCCCGCGGACCGTCTAACATCGCTAACCTGCCGTTCTGGAAAGCTATCGATACTTCTATCGAGCCTAACTACTCGAATGACGTATACCAGGACATCGCGACCCCGCGCGCTATTCAGACCGGTGAAATGATGGCCCGCGTTGCATATCTGAACGAAGGTTTCGGCCAGGCAGACCTGACTGTAGAACTTACCAGCCAGAATCCGTTGCAGTCCGTCGCATCCCGTCTGGATAACTTCTGGCAGCGTCAGGCGCAGCGTCGTCTGATTGCTACCGCCCTCGGTCTGTACAACGACAACGTATCCGCTACTGATGCATATCACGAGCAGAACGACATGGTGGTCGACGTTTCTGCAACTTCAGGCTTCGACGCAGGTGCATTCATCGATGCTACCCAGACTATGGGCGATGCATTGATGGGCAACGGCGGTGAGGTTCTCGGTGCTATCGCAATGCACAGCTTCGTATACGCACAGGCCCGTAAAGCCCAGCTTATCGACTTCATCCGTGATGCTGAGAACAACACCATGTTCGCCACCTACCAGGGTTACCGCGTCATCGTCGATGACAGCATGACCGTAGTTGGTCAGGACACTAGCCGTAAATTCATCTCCATCATCTTCGGCCAGGGTGCTATCGGTTACGGCGAAGGCAATCCTGAGATGCCGCTGGAATACGAACGTGAAGCATCTCGTGCTAATGGTGGTGGTGTTGAAACCCTGTGGACTCGTAAAACGTGGTTGCTGCATCCGTTTGGTTACAGCTTCACCAGCGCTGTAATCACCGGCAACGGCACCGAGACTACCGCCCGCTCCGCTAGCTGGCAAGACCTGGCTAACGCTACCAACTGGAACCGTGTAGTTGACCGTAAGCATGTGCCGATTGCGTTCCTGGTAACTGGCGTCGGTGCTTAAACGTAGGGTATACTCTTGAGGGACTTCGGTCCCTCTTTTCATTTATACGGAGGCAATATAATGTCAAAGACAGGTAAAGGGCTACCCCGCAGCCTGGTTAACGCGGAATTCGATATTCCCGCCGCTACCACAACGACAATCGGAGGGGTTAAAAAGTCCGCTACAGTAGCCGCACCGCCAGCGATTAGTGCCGGTAGTGGTGCAGCCGCAGCAGCCGCTCCTACGAAAGAAGAGTTTGACGCGTTGGTGTCTAACTACAATAAGTTGCGCACCGATGTAACCTCATTGCGCACTGCCGTTACTAATCTGTTAACCGCCCTTAAAAACGCTGGTACTGTATCCTGAGGAGGATAAAAATGGTTGATGTAATTAAACGTCGTATTGTTGGGGTATCTGATGACAGCCCGCAGGACGGGCAGGTAGAGATTGATATGGAAAACGTGATGCCGTTGCGTTTCTCTACTGGTCTAAATGATACTACTGCGGTAACCGCAGGTCAGGCTATCACCCTGACCGTTGTACTCGCTGACGGAATGGACCCTAAAACAGTTCAATGGTATAAGGATAATAACGCTATCGCTGGTGCAACCGCTTTGACTTACACTAAGGCCAACTCCGCAGCGGCGGATTCCGGTACTTACAAAGTCGTAGCGCACGACGGTTACGGTAATATCATTTCAGATAGTACGGTAGTTACCGTAAGTTAAATACACGCGGCCTCCGGGCCGCTTTAAGGATTAGACATGACAGATAATTACGTAGTACGGGAACAATACAAGGGTGTGGTCGAGGTTGACGGGCAGTTAGTCCCGATGCGCGAAGAAGCGAACCCGGAAGCATTAATCGAAACTCAGCCAGTGGCCGAAGAGCCGCATTACAACGGTGGCGGAGAGCCTAAGCAGCGTCGTCGCCGCAAAAGCGTAGAGGAATAATTTATGCCGCTTATCGTGGAAACCGGTCAAGGCATCCCGAATGCTGACTCTTACGTCAGCCTGGAAGACGCGAGGTCCATGGCCTCTAAGTACGGTCTTGAGCTGCCAGAAGATGATGCTAAGGCCGAAGCGGCGCTACGCAACGGCGCGGTATACGTTGGGCTTTTTGAATCTCAGATGTGCGGCCGTCGTGTATCCGCAAACCAGGCGCTGGCGTTCCCTCGAACCGGTGTTACTTTACACGGGTTCCCCCAGCCATCCAATGTAATTCCATCGTTAGTTATTCAAGCTCAGGTAATGGCCGCGGTCGAGTATGGCGCTGGTACCGACGTTCGAGGGTCTACAGACGGGCGAGAGGTTCAGACCGAACGAGTTGAGGGTGCGGTAACCGTGTCCTACTTTAAAAATGGCTACTCAGGCAGCACAGTAAGCATCACAGCAGCCGATGATGCGTTACGCCCTCTCTTATGCGGTAGTAATAACGCCTACTCCTTTAATGTCTTCAGGGGTTAAACATGGCCAAGACTAAATCAGAAATATTTTCCCTTATCGGTGCCAACTTCCCTGATAACCAGTCTGGACTAATTACACCAGAAAAGTTGCGCGAAGTTACCACGCAAATCGCGGATTCTATGCTTTACGGCGTTAAGGAAGTAGAAGTACTTCGCGCGGCGTCTACAGATATCCAGGCGCCAACTACCACTGGTACAGCGTTAACCGTATCCTTCGGGGGTGCGCAGAAAACAAGCGCCGACCCTGTAATGATTAGCGCTTCCGGGGTAGTTACGTTCAACGTCGCCGGTAACTACGCTATCCGTGTTAAGTTACAGGCCGGTCGCACCGGGGCGAGCGGAACATCTATCCTCTTGTCGCGGGTTCTGCTAGCCGGCGCTCAATTCGGTTCACCCGCCGTCGCTAAGCTGGCTAGCACCGATGTTACTGTTCCTATTGAATCTCGTGTTGTTGTGAATGCCACCGCGGGGCAGACTTTTACGGTAGAGATTATGCGTGATGCCGCCGGTTCCAACTTCGGCGGGTTATACCCGCAAGTGGCAACGGTTGCGTCCTGGGGTGTGGCCCCATCCGCACTACTGGTCGTTTCAAGACTGGAGGGTGTGTGATGAGCACCGCTTTTAGTAAACGGATGCAAGGCGTAGGTACTCGCCTACTGTCAAAATACGGCAGCACGGTAACTTTGGTGCGCAAAGGCCAGAAAACATGGGACCCTGTTTTAGGTGAGTACGTTTGGGGGGCGGACACTACGGTACCTCTTAAATCAGTTCCGGTACCTGTTAACGCGGGGCTGGTAAACGGGACCACCATTCAGGCAGGGGATATGGTGGTTAAGGCCGATTACAGCGTAATTCCTAAGATGGATGATAAAGTACAATTCAATGATGAACAGTGGTCTGTGGTCGCCATCGAGAAGAAGATGGTTAACGATGACGTTGTAGCGTACTTTATTCAGGTGAGAAAATGAGTTTTGCTCTTGATGTGTCCAAGTTCGTGGAAAAGGCTAAGAAGAATCCTGAGAAGGTAATGCGTCAGGTTTCTATAAAGTTGTTTTCTGCTATTATCAAAGCGAGTCCTGTAGATACAGGTCGCTTTCGTATGAACTGGATGGCGTCCGGCGGTACTCCCGCCGACGGAACTACGGACGCTACCGATAAAGCTGGCACCACGGCGACCAGTAATGCCGCTAATTTCGTGCTAAATGCCGCTGACTGGCACACGTTTACTCTAACTAACAATTTGCCGTATGCGCAGCGCCTTGAGTATGGTTGGTCTCAACAGGCCCCGCAAGGTATGGTCAGGACTAACGTCAGCAGGTTCCAGCAACTACTAAATGAAGAAGCCTCTAAGGTGAAATAATGGCAACATATTTTGAGGACTTAACGAAAGCATTTGACACAGCACTGGTGACATTCGGCATGGACAACGACATCAAGGTTGCGTTAGAGAACATCGATGCGCCGACATCTACTGATACACCGTATCTTGCGAGTTATATGCTATTGTCTGATACGGAACAAGCCGACTTGTTCTGGACGGAACAACGGGCAGGTGTTTATCAGGTGGACATTAACGTCGGGTCGGACTTGGGCAGCGCCCCCATAAACCGATTAGCAGATAAGCTAAACGCCGCATTCGCCGCCGGTAACTGTTTTAGTCGTAACGAAATCTGTGCTGAGGTACAATCAGTAGGCCTCGGTCCTCTTATTGTTGAGAATGGATGGGCGAAGAGGCCTCTCTCAATTAATTTCATAGCATTTACAGCGAGGATTAGATAATGGCGTTACAACCATATAAAGGCGCGATGACCGCGCAATTTTACGTACTTGAGACGACGCCGGGGGTGACGCCCAATAATCCGGTGTGGCAGCCGCTCCGCAACACAGGCGGCATCCCCGCGGTAACCCGAGACGCCCTCATCTCTAATGAGCTAGACGGCAGCAACGAAACATCAGCTATCCGCACTGGCAACCGTCAGGTAACAGGTGAGTACGCTATTGAGCTAAGTGCGGAAAGCCAAGATGAGCTGTTAGCAGGCGCAATGGCTAGTTCATGGGTAGCGGGTTCCACCGCATCGGCAATCGGCGTCACAGTAGACCCGGTAGCGAAAACTTTTACACGGGCTACCGGTAGCTTTGTAACCGATGGTGTTGAAGTAGGTGACCTGGTGCAATTCGATGGTCTGTCCGGTAATAACGATAAAGCTTTCCTCGTTACCGCGGTAACCGCTACGGTTGTAACCGGTGCTGGCATCCAGCACACTCTAACCGCCCAAGCAGACGCCCAAGCCGATTTGCGTATCGCAGATAAACTGGAAACCGGTAACTTGTGTAAGACCTATTCGATTCTTACGTGGTTGAAAGGTAAGTGCGGAAACCCGGATTCATATATCGTAACCAGAGGCGTTGAGTTTACCGGGTTCACTATCGAACAGGCTGTTAACGCGATGGTAACCGGTTCATTCCCGTTCATCGGCTTGAATCAGGAAATCTTACAGGCGCCGCCTAGCGGTTCCGACTTCACGACTAATTTTAGGGCCCGCCCGTTTGCATCAGTTGATGTATCTACTTATGACGGTGCCGCGCCACTTAAACTTATCGACACGTTCACCATTACTAACGACAACGGCGCATCCGCACAGTTCGAGTTAGGGAATAATAGCGTGGCATTTGTTGAGCGCAGTCGTGCGGCCAACACCTTCTCGCTGGCAGGTAAACTGTACGACCTGACGCTGTTAAATAAATTCCTGGATGAAACAGAAATGGAGGTATCTTCGGTTCTTGATGGTCCGGATGGCGCTATGAGCTTTACACTCAAACGTGCTTCACTTACGTCCGCAACCCCAGAAATCGGCGGCCCGGAGTCTATTACCCTTTCTCTTGAGGGACAGGCAACCGGTAACCGGTTCCAGTCTTCAATTGTTATCCAGCGCATTAAGTACGCCTAAGAAAAAGGCCCCGAAAGGGGCCTTAGTTTTAAATCAAGCCTTCTGCCGTTAACTTACCGATAATCCACATTTCACCTTCAGCGAAGAACATAGCCTGTGAATGCCCAGTTTCTGTTTCACGCATAATGCCGTAACCCTTATCGATGAACCATTGCTGGAAGACACGACCGCGTTTTACGGAGCGATTGTATACGCCAAATTGTTCAAGTTGTTTATTCATCCACACGGCAGATTGACCGAACTTCTGGGCAACCTGCGTCGCGTTGTACAAGTTATTTCTGTCGATGATGCGGTCGTAGACATCAGCTTTTGGTGCCATTTCCTTGTTCTCAAGCGCAAGGCGTTCTTTCTCCTCCCACAAGTCCGCAGCCAACCTTAAAGCCTCCCCCATTGTCTTGGGCACTGGTAAGGATGGTTTGCTCGCTTGTGACTCCAGTTCCTGCCAACGGCGGATGATGGCAGCGCGCATTTTGATGCTGTACCCTGAAATCAGGATTAAGGTATTTTCTTTGTCTAAGAGAAATACCTTACTTGGTCTGCCACCGTTTGAAGGCAAAACCTTTTCCTCAAAATTGAGGGAAAGTTCCTGTGCCATTTTTAATATATCGCGTCGTACGTTGTCGTGTTCTTTCCCCGTCAATTCCGCAATCTCACGGCTGGACATGGTTTGTGCTTCACTAACATTCATTAATTCGTTCATGGTTTCATCTCCTCTTGTTGGCGTAGATATATTTAACTTCGAACATTCTTATCGTTCAAATCAGATTCTTTATCGTGACGATAAAAAAAAGGCCCCTTTCGGGGCCTTTTTCTCACTCATCAATATTACTACGGTATTTCCGTAACTTCTCCAGACTTTCAATTGCTTCTGCTAAGTCGGTTCCTGTGTCCTTGTGCCCCCGCAAGCCCATACACAACAGTTTCTTCAACGCATGCTGTAGTGCCGGGTCGCGGATATCAAATGCCCTCAGAACGTCGTACACATCACAGGTAATGCTATCTCCGTCAGTATTTGTCATTGTGCGATTGTATTTGTTAGTCATCCAAGCATCTCCGGTGAAATAGTTAAACGCGCGACTTCGCCGTATTCGGCACTGTAAGTAATAACATTCGCGCTGCGGCCTGACATCCATCCACCACGTGATGCGTAAGCATCTTTCGCCGCGAGAGTGCGGTGTTGTTCAACAATCATGTTACGGCTTTCCACAATCTTCTGATGGTGAAGGTGGCCCACATGGGCGTAACTGTAAACGCTCTCTCCGAACGCCTTACGGAACTTGGCGATCATAACTGGTTCGATAGCATCGAATCTCGCCTTATGCCCATGGTGAAAGAAAAGGGTCGTCTTACCGTGTTGGACCATCTTGTAGACATCAGCCGATGTATCTACAAAAACACGAGGTTCATTATCGTAAAGAGTGTTAAACATTTCAGCCAACCAAATCATGCCTGACTCGTCATGGTTTCCTTGCACAATTAGGAGATGAACATTTTTATGCTTAACAAGCGCCATATTAACCACGCGCCTGACCATACGAATCATGTAGCGCACCAGTTTCTGGTAACGCGTGTCCGCGTCCAGTACATGGCCACTGGCAGGCGTAACGGCATCAAGGCTGTCAAAATGCGCAAAGTCCCCTAATAGGTTAATAACACCCACACCGGCATCAGGCGCCTTCTGAAACGCCGCGTCGAACCATCTCGAGAACAGGTCTTCTGCAATCTTCATATCCCAGTCGTCGCCACTCTCATCCGCCCAGGCCAACATACCTAAATGGAAGTCAGAAACCGTGTAAAGATTTAGCAACTTTTCGTTTAGTCGCTTTTTAGGCCGAGGGACCGAAGAAACTGGCGTAATATCGGACTTCATCCCATCTATTACGGCTCGCATCAACTCGACCTGACGCTCGGCGTCGGCGTCAGTCTTAACCCACTGAAGTTTCGTGTTACCGAACTCATCTACCAGTGACGACGTACCCTTAATCTTATACCCATCTGGCACAAGGTGGCTTACGTCGCGCCCGTGGCCAACTCCTTTCTTTGCCAGGCGCGCGGAACGAAGCTGAACATTACGGCGGGACATATTATACTTTTTGGCTATTTCAGTAGGGCCGAGGCCAGCATTTAGCTCTTGCTGCAACTGTTCATCTGTTATTTTGCGAGTGACCATGCTTGTTTCCTGACTGTTTAAGATAAATCTGATTCTAATAACGTAAGTTTAATTTAGCCAGATTATTTACCATTAACATTAGAGTTACAGGCCCAGATGAGAGCCCCAACCCACGGCAGAAGAATCCACCCCAGTAAAAGATTACATACGAATATTCCTAATTTCGCTTTATGATTACGTAGCAAGGCTACCAGGAACGGGATGAAATAGGTAAACGCGATAATACCGATAAAAACGCTCATGTTCTTAACCTCATATTGTTTAGTTGACGTAGAGATAATAGGACACTATTAACGGTTGCGCAAGCTATTTTGCTATTCTTATTTAGCGTCTACGGTCGCGCCAGAAAAGCGGGTGGTTCCCGCCTGACGCAACTATCCAACCAGTAACCGACTAACCAAAGGGCATTACTATGAAACTTAGCGATTTTTACTACGAAGCAGAAGCCGAGAAAGGCGCGCGCATGCCGATTCCTTTAAAAGATGGTACAGATTCAGGGGAATGGTTGAACGTTGTCTCTCCTGAGGCTGATGTTGCGGTTAAAGCTATGCGGGCCTTCACCCTGGCGTACCGAGCGGCGGTAGGTAAATTAAAACCGCTTCGAGATAAATGCGAAGAGCAAAAAGACTTCTCAGAATACAATTTAAAAATGGAAGACGCGGCAGGAGACCTAAACCGGCAATTGGCTCTCGAATTGGTGAATGGTTGGAGTCTCGATGATGAGTTCACTAAGGAAAATCTTGAGACTCTTCTCACCCAATATAAGCGCCTGGCGGAACATGTAGTCGTATTCCACCACGAACAGTTGCGCCAATTGCAGGAAAAGTAGACGCGTTGTTTCAGTTCGCCCGTTGGAACTTCATAACCCGCCACGAAAGGCGCAAGTTTGACAGTATAGCCGACGGGCACAAAGCCGCGCTTATCGCTATGGGGGTAATAGAAGACGCGGAAGAAACAACGCAGGACGCCGGGCCTGAATGCCCCCCTGAACTACTAACCACTTTTGAGAAGTATCGTGATGTTAAATTTACCCGCCGCGTCGATGACGACGGCGTAAAGCTATACCCAAGAGAGCAACTTAGTTGGTCAGATTTAGTGGCGTATAGCACTATTTCAGGTCAGAATATAGGGATGTTTGAATCTGAAATTATCATGGGCTTAGACGCCATTTTTGAGGGTAGAAACGATGGCTGATGTAGCTAGCTTAGTAGTAAAGGTAACCGAACAAGGCGCGAAGGCCACATCAGACCGTCTTGATAACCTCTCTAAATCTGCAAAAGTTGCGGGGGCCGCGGTCACCGGACTGGCTGCCGTTGTAGCCGCCGCAGCCTATAAGGCGGCTCAGGAACTAGTAGAGTCACAACGGCAACTGGATAAGATGTCGGCCAGCCTGAAAACACTAACCGGAAGCACACAAGGTGCAAAACAGGCCCTGAGTATACTACAGGACTTCGCCCGTGACACACCTTACGGCCTTGAACAGGCGGTAGAAGGGTTCCGTAAACTGGTAGCTCTAGGCCTCACCCCATCAGAAGAAGCGCTCCGCTCCTATGGCAACACCGCATCGGCTATGGGTAAAGACCTTAACCAGATGATTGAGGCCGTCGCGGATGCGAGCACCTTTGAATTCGAACGTCTGAAAGAATTCGGCATTAAGGCCAAGCAGAACCAAAGTGATATCGAATTTACCTTCCAGGGGACGACTACTGTAGTTAAGAAAAACGCTGCCGATATTGAGCGATATCTTCTCAACATAGGTAACGTTAACTTCGCCGGAGCGATGGCTGACCAGGCTAATACCCTGGACGGAGCTATCGCTAGTGCGGAGGACTCATGGTCCCAGTTGAAGATGACTCTCGATACTAGTCTGGATGTAGGGTCGCTGGCGGAGCCTTTACGTTATATTGACGACCTGATACAGGAGATAAACGCTCAGGTCGCATCCGGTGAGTTCGTAGCCGAGATGCGGATGTGGGGTGACATGGCATCCGATGTTGGGGGTGCGATAGAGGCCTCATTCGACGCGGCGTTTGGGATGGTTGCAGACGCGTTAAACGCTTTGAACTCCGCCTGGACTTACACCAGTGAAAGCATTACCGGAAGCGGAGAGGAGACCGCATCTACGATAGCTGAGTCAGCGGCGGATGCGCTGGACTTCATTGCCCAGGAATTTACAGCAATGGAGCGGTTTTTTGAAGATATGGTTAAAGGTGCTCAGGATGCGGGGCGTCTTGTAAAGGCTGCATTGACGCCGGGAGAGTCGGTAGCTGAGGCCAAGAACCTTAACTTCCAGTTAGCGCTTGCTATGGATACTCAAAGGGGTGTGGCTGACCTGACACGGAAAAGTTTCCGCGAACAAGTAGAAGCTCAGGAAGACCTTATCGCGCTGAAGCGAGCGGCTTACGACATCGATAAAGAAGCAGCTAAGGCCGAGGGGTTAGGTAAGTTTAAGGTATCAGGTAAGGACAGCGGTTCTACAGGTGATTCCGCAGACAAGGCCGCCAAGAAATCCATCGACGCATTCGAACGCCAGAAGAAAGCCGCTGAGGATTTCTATTATCAGTCAATCCACCTTAACGACGACGTATTCCAGAAGATACAAGCTAACCAAGAAGAGCAACTTACAAAGCTACAGGAGTTCTACAGCAACCGTCTCCTTAGTGACCAGCAATACGAAACCGCTAAGACGCAGATTATGCTCGAGGCGGATACGGCCCGCCAGGCTGAATTAGATAAACGCGAGAAAGAGCGCCTGGAAAAACAGTTCTCCGCAGACGCGTACGTCGCTCAGATGCAAGCCCTTGCTGAAGGAGAGTTCGCGGAGTTAGACCGCCAGTACGAGGTTAAGCTACAAAAACTTAACGATTTTCATGCGCAGGGTTTGATCGCCGATGAAACTTACCAACAAACGTTAAGCGCCATGGATGAATCTTACTCCCTTGACCGAGTGAAGGCGACCGGCGCGGCTTTCGGTAACATGGCTAGTAACATCGGGGCTGCGCTAGGAGAGGCTTCCACGGCATACAAAGCATTTGCAATTGCTCAGGCGACCATAGCTACGTACACATCAGCGGTCGAAGCGTATAAATCAACAGCAGCCATACCGGTAGTCGGCCCGTATCTGGCGCCTGTTGCTGCGGCTGCTGCGGTGGCGGCTGGTTTAGCAAACGTAGGTAAGATTCGCTCCGCCCGAGAACAGGGTGGTAACCTGGCCGCAGGGCAGATATCCACTATTGCAGAACGTGGTAAACCAGAAGTAATCATGCCCGCTAGCGCCTCCCGTGTCCGGACGGCGGAGCAGATGCGACAGATTATGGGCGAGAATGGCACTAAATCAGGTGGGGATAATGTTACTATTGTAAACAACACCACTGGAAGAATTGATTCGGCTGCAACAGAACGCGACGACGAAGGTCGTTTACGTATTATAATCAGTGAAACCGTAAGTTCCGCGCTACAGGATAGTAACAGCGCTATTTCTAAGGCACGTCGCGCTACACGCGGCCAACCAGGATATTGATATGAGCGATTACCATTTCCCGGCCTCTTTGAGGCCGATAGTATCGAAAGGATACTCGATGACTCGCGGCAACAACGTGTGGCGGGTAGACCTGGCCGGTGGCGGAGTTCGCCAGGGGCGTGATACATACTTTGATGTGTTCCCGATTAGCGTTACGCTGGTCGTGTCGCCACTGGGTAGACAAGCATTCCTCAGTTTCATGGAGAAGGTAGACGGAGGGGCTTCCAGTTTCTGGATGAAACACGACCTTGGCCAGGGTATTGACGATTACCAGGTAACGTTAACGTCCACGTGGAACGAGTCCACAGATGACGGAAAGAATTGGGTAATCACCTTCACGGCCACCGCCGAGAAGTCGCCATTCCAGGAAGCCAACAACGCTTGCCTTAACCAGAACCTACCCGATTTGTACGGGTGCTATGGCGATTGCCTTGGCGAATTCCTTAAAACCTATGGAGTGTATCAGACTACATTCCCTCGAATCTGGGACCCTATGCAATGAGTCAGGAATCAGTAGAAGCGGCATACCGGCGTAAACTGGCGTCCAATCCAGACGGTGAAATGGATTTTATTACTCTTGAGATATACCACCCACTTCTTTCGAAACGGTGGTTACTCGTGCGCGGGGCTGACGATTTAACCGCAACTCTTGAGACAGGGGAGGTCGTTACGTTCGAAGGTACGCCGATGGAGGCCAAGAACGCCGCTAACAATAACGATATGGACCAGACCGCGTCCTTTTCGCTACCGGATGTGCTTAACATACTGGATGAGGAAATGGACCGCATCCCTTATGACAATAAGGAACTGCCTAAATTCATCTTCCGTCGCTATGTGAGTACCGACCTATCCTATCCATGCGACGGCCCGGTGGTTTATGAGTTGCAAACACTCACACAAGAAAAAGGTGTATTTACGGCGGAAACTGGTACGCCGATGCTTAACCAGCGGGCTACCGGTATTTTGATGACGCCGGAGGAGATTCCTTTACTTCGCGGGATACTGACATCATGAATATTAATGATTACACTGGCTTGCCGTATGACTTTCGCCGTCGTAATTGCTGGCATCACGTCCGCAACGTCCGCGCGGATGCTGGGTTATCAACTCCAATGTTTGACGTCACCAGCCCAACGGCAATAGACGCCGCCTTCGACGATGGCCACTCTAATCCGAAAGGTCTGGTACGAGCGGTCACACCGCAGAATTTTGACGCGGTTCTACTAGGAGTGAAACATAGGGGGCGAATAGTGTGGCATGCTGGGGTATATTACGAAGGAATGGTTAGCCACTGTGAGCTGGCGTCCAGACAGGTCAGACTGGATAGCCTGGAAGACCTTAAAGATACTTATTCGGAGATTGAATTTTGGCGCTAGTAATCCACTACACCCGCAACGAAGACGGCACATTTGACGCTAAACGTTATCACGATAATCCGATGAACTTCGTCGTGAACCATGTTCCGGACGGGGTTCCGGTACGTGTTTTCATTGACGAAATCGGAGAAGATAACGACGTAACAGAAGACTTCGAAGCACTGAAAGAAAACGCGACTTTCCACATTGTAGAATCTGCCGGTGGGGGGGCTATTAAAGGCGTCATGAAGGTTTTTAGCGTTATCCTTAAACCGCTGGCGAAACTACTATCACCATCCGTGAAAGGGGCGTCCTCTAACCTGGCGAACTCGCAGGCGGATTCCCCGAACAACAGTCTCACCGACCGCAACAACAAGGCGCGCCCGTACGAGCGCAGTTACGACATCTGCGGGACGGTGCAAACCATCCCCAATAACCTTATGACTACTTACAAGGTGTTTAACGCCGCCGGTAAAATTGTAGAGTACGGTTATTACGACGCCGGTCGCGGCTATCTTGACATACGCCCTGAAGATATCACTGACGGGGACACCCGTGTATCGGATATAACAGGCACGTCGGTTGCCGTGTACGCGCCGTATACGTCACCCAATAACACGTCTACACCCCAGGTCATGGTCGGAGACCCGATAGAGCAGGGCTTGTATATTACCGTAGAATCTAACGAAGTCGATGGTGTGGTTCTTAAAGCACCCAACGGTCTGGGTATTTCTTTCTCTTACATGTCCGGGTATCCGTCTTTGTCCGGGAACATCGGCACGATATACGACCCAACAGGTGGTTCGGATTTTTCTGGAGTGTTGGTGCCTAATGACACGTTTTCGTTGGTGTCAGCGTGGACAAATACGGACGTCGACTTGTCCGGCGGCGGGTATCAGGTGTTAAGCGTATCCGAAGGGACCGTTACCTTTATCGTGCCTGGCGGCCTTATCGGGCGATGGCAAGAAATAAGACCCGGTTCATTTTTCCGCGGTGATGGAGAGGCCTCGCTGCAACCAGACAACACGTATGAGAAAACATTAACCGATTGGGTTTCAATAAACCGTACCGAGGTTGAGCGTATAGTCGCCAATATCGCCGCCGCGAACGGCATGTATAAAGACAACGGCAAATCGAAAACACTGGCGTCAGTCACCGCCGAAATACAGTATCAATTGCTCGATGAAAACAGCACTCCTTACGGACCGATATATACTGCGCAAGGAACTGTGTCCGGGCGTACACCGGACTACAACGGCGTCACTATTTACGCCGACCTGCCGGTTGTGTCACGGGTGCGGGTGCGCGCCAGAAGGGTAACAGACCTGGACTTTAATTTCGAGGGGTCTGTAGTTGATGAGATAACGTACGTTAACTTATACGGGCAAACACGTGACAACACCCCACACTACGGCAACAGAACAACAGTACACTCGATGCGCAAGCAGACCCCACGTGCTGCGGAAGTAAAGCAACCGCAGTTGCGTATGATTGCTACTGAAATGGTGTACAAATACCTCGGTAACGGTGTTTTCGAAGATACGATGACACCTAATACACAGGCTGTACAATCCCTCATCCGCCTGGCGCGTGACCCGGATGTTGGCGGTTTAAACCTGACAGTACGCAACATGGATAAGTTACTTGCCGTGCAGAACGAGGTTGAAGCGTATTTTGGCGACAAACAGGCTGGAGAATTTTGTTACACGTTTGATGACTATAAAACCACTATGCAGGATATAGTTAGTACTATAGCCGACGCTATCTTCTGTACTCCATATAGGCGTGGGGCGGATATCCTTCTCGATTTTGAACGCCCTCGCATGGGTCCTGAGATGGTGTTCACCCACCGAAGCAAGGCTGGTACTTCCGAAAAATGGACCAGAACCTTTAACGATGCTCAGGTGTTCGATAGTCTTAAATTCTCGTACATAGACCCTAAAACAAACGTTAAAGAAACCATAACAATACCTGAAACCGGGGGCCTTAAAACGGAGACTTATGACTCAAAAGGGATCCGCAACTATAAGCAGGCTTTCTGGGCGGCAAACCGTCGCCACCAGAAGAACATTTTAAAGAAAATTTCGGTGTCGTTTACCGCCACGGAAGAGGGTATCTTTGCCCTTCCGAATCGTGCCGTTAGTGTGGTTAAGGGTTCGCGTATGGCTACTTACGACGGCTACGTAACCGCGGTTAACGGTCTTACCGTAGAGCTATCCCAGCCGGTTAAGTTCACATCCGGAGATGACCATTCTTTGGTTCTAAAGTTACGTGACGGCGGAGTCCAAAGTGTTCGTGTCGTCCCTGGTGCACATGACCGACAGGTAATTATGACGTCGGTGCCGCAGGAAGCTATTTACACGGGTAATAGCGCCCTGAAAACTGAATTTTCATTCGGCAACGAAGCAAGGCATAATGCTCAGATGATTCTTGTTTCTACGGTAGACCCTGGCGATGACAGAACAGTCAAAATAACCGGGTTCAACTATGACAAGGATTTCTATAAGTTTGACAACGTGCCTCCTTTCGGTCGTGCGTTCTCCAACGGATTCGATAACGGTTTTAACTAAGAGGATAGCCATATGTCCAGTGGTTGCGGTGATGTACTGTCACTTAACGATTTACAAATAGCCAAGAAACACCAGATTTTCGAAGCCGAGGTGATCACCGGCAAACAGGGCGGTGTAGCAGGCGGCGCAGATATCGACTACGCCACTAACCAGGTAACCGGGCAGACGCAGAAGACGCTGCCCGCGGTCTTGCGTGACGCCGGTTTCTCTCCGGCGTCTTTTAACTTCACAACCGGCGGAACCCTGGGAATTAACGACGCCAATAAAGCGGTTCTTTGGCCGAAAGAAGATGGCGGGGATGGTAACTATTACGCATGGCGTGGCTCCCTGCCGAAAGTTATCCCCGCGGCATCGACACCTCTTACGACAGGCGGCATTTCTGATTCGGCTTGGGTAGCTTTTGGGGACATCACCTTCCGTGCGGAAGCGGATAAGAAATTTAAGTACTCCGTTAAGCTGTCTGACTTTACTACGTTACAACAACTGGCGGATGCTGCCGTCGACAGTATTCTTATCGACCGTGACTACAATTTCAGCAATAACGAAACCGTTAATTTTGGCGGGAAGACCCTGACCATCGACTGTAAAGCGAAGTTTATCGGCGACGGAAACCTGGTATTTACGCAATTAGGTAAAGGTTCCATTGTAATAGCCCCCTTTATGGAGAGTGCTACAACGCCGTGGGTGATTAAACCGTGGACCGACGATAATCAGTGGATAACCGACCCCGCGGCAATCGTGGCCACACTTAAACAGTCTAAAACAGATGGATACCAGCCGACGGTAAACGATTACGCCAAGTTCCCTGGCATAGAATCCCTTCTCCCTCCGGAAGCTAAAGGGCAAAGCATATCTTCTACCCTGGAAATTCGGGAATGTACAGGCGTCGAGGTTCACCGGGCGAGTGGTCTTATGGCGTGTTTCCTGTTCCGTGGATGCCATTTCTGTAAGATGGTAGACGCTGACAACCCGAGCGGCGGTGCACACGGCGTAATCACCTTCGAAAACTTAAGCGGAGATTGGGGCAAAGGTAACTATGTTATCGGCGGGCGCACAAGTTACGGTTCGGTAAGTAGCGCGCAATTCTTACGCAACAATGGCGGTTTCGCGCGCGATGGCGGGGTCATCGGGTTTACCTCGTATCGTGCAGGGGAAAGTGGTGTTAAGACGTGGCAAGGTACGGTAGGTTCTACGACATCTCGTAACTACAACCTGCAATTCCGGGATTCGGCGGTACTGTACCCTGTATGGGACGGCTTCGATTTAGGCGCAGATACTGACATGAACCCCGAAGATGACCGCCCAGGGGATTTCCCCATTTCTCAGTACCCGGTACATATGCTCCCTTTAAACCATTTGATAGACAATCTATTTGTTAGAGGTTCGCTGGGGGTAGGATTCGGTATGGACGGGCAAGGTCTGTATGTCTCTAACATAACCGTCGAGGATTGCGCTGGTTCTGGGGCTTATATTCTTGCCCACGAAACAGTATTCACTAATATCGCAATAATCGACACCAATACTAAAAACTTCCCTGCGAACCAGATATATATCTCGGGGGCCTGTCGTGTAAACGGCCTTCGTTTGGTCGGCATCCGTTCAACTACCGAACAGGGCATGACGGTAGACGCACCTAACTCCACTGTAAGCGGAATAACGGGCTTCGTGGACCCCTCAAGGATTAACGTAGCCAATTTGATGGAGGAAGGTCTTGGTAACTCTCGCATAAACAGTTTCAATAATGATTCTGCGGCGCTTCGGTTTCGTATTCATAAACTGTCAAAAACCCTTGATAGTGGGTCCGTGTACTCCCACATTAACGGCGGGCCAGGTTCTGGCTCAGCATGGACCGAAATTACCGCTATTGCGGGGAGCTTGCCTGATGCCGTATCATTAAAAATAAATAGGGGCGATTATCGTGCTGTTGAGATACCGGTAGCGACGACCGTCCTACCAGACAACGCTGTCAGGGATAACGGGTCTATATCACTGTATCTGGAGGGCGATAGCCTTAAAGCGTTAGTTAAGCGGGCCGACGGAAGCTATACAAGATTAACTTTGGCATAAATAGTAAAGGCCCCTTTCGGGGCCTTCTTCAAATTACGCTGTACAAAGCGTACGTAGTAAAAACACCGGCAATAATAAGTCCTGCTATGAAGCATTTTGCTCCGGAAGTGTATCGCATTTCAGATTCTCCATAATAAAGTCAAGTTGCGCGTTCGCCGCGTCTCGCTGCTGCCGTAGTCTGGCGTTCTCGGCTTCGAGTTCCTTGATTCTATCGTATAAATCTTTCCAAGATTTACCAATGTAAGTTCCCATCACACACCTCTCTTCTTGCCGTGGTTTTCATGGAATCCGTATTTAACTTCGGCAGCTTTACGCTCTGCTACAGCATCGGAAAACTTTTCAAATTGACCGAGATGTATCTTTTTACGGTCTACCTTTATTTCTGCGACCCACTTATTCCGTCGCTTCTCGAACCAGACTCCGAGTGCGCCGCTCGTATTGTTTACACCTATTGATGCGTTGCGGCTATTTTCAGTGTTGGTAACTTTCCGCGGGTTGCATATTCGGTTATCAGTTCGAATATGGTTAATGTGGTCTATCTGCTCCTGTGGTGTAAGTTGGTTATCGGGATTGCAGGCACCCCATGCTAACCGATGTGCTAGTTCTAGTTTTCCGTTTATTCGGATACAAATGTGCCCATCCCTCGGACAAAAGCATCCCGCTTTCTTTCCAATAAAACCCCTACGTTTTGTTTCTACCCATGTGAAAATACCGGTTTCAGGGTCGTAAGATACCTTGCTCATTTCTTACTCCTACGTTTCATATAATTAAGTAGTTCGTCCTGTACAGACCTTTTCTCGTCCGTACGAGCGGCGACAACTTCATCAAGAGTATCTCGGGCTATTATTTTATAAATGAATACAGACCGTTTGTACCCAGATTGCATCTGCCTTACCGGACCTATGCGCTCGATAACCTGCAGATAATGTTCCAGGTTCCACCCCTGACTCATAAAGGCCATGTGGTGCCCGCCGTGTTGTAGCGACAGCCCGTGACCCGCGGAGGCTGGGTGTATCAGGAGCATAGGTATCTCTCCGCGGTTCCACGCTTCCATCTGCTTATTGCCCTTGGCACCTTTGGCGAACGCCTGCGCCTGTGGGAAACGCTTAAGAATGCGCTCAAGTTCGTGCTTAAACTGATACGCCACCAGCAACGGCGCGCCCTGCAACTCCTCCACAATTGACTCCAGTGCGTCCAGTTTCGTGTCGTGCACTTTCTCCCAGTCTTTGGTTGCTTCGCCATCTGGCCCTGATACGTATACAGCACCGGAGGCAATCTGGAGGCATTTCGACGTTTTAGCAGCGGCATTAGCCGCTTCGACTTCTCCGCTTTCTAGCTCCGCGAATAACTTCTCCTCCATATCGATGTAAGCCTGGCGTGCTTTCTTAGGCAGGTCAATCTCAACCGGTACGATAACCGGCGCTTCACAACCGAACCACTCGGCAGCATCAATGGTCAGGCTGATATCCTTCATCTTCTGGTGAATCTCGTTATCCGCGCCGGGGCGGGCGTGGTACTCCCGTGCCATCGCCGACTTTCCTTTCTGTACTGAATTAAACCAGCGGTCGGTGAATGCGGTGTACGAAGAACCAAGGCGCTCACCTGCGTCGATAAACCAGTTCTGACCCCACAAATCTTTTAAGCCGTTTGGCGATGGTGTCCCGGTAAGGTTAATGAAACGCTTAACCTTACCGAACGCAACCTTGCTAAGCGCCCTTGCCCGTTTGCTCCCGCCCGAACGGCTGCGGAACGATTTAAGCTTCGTGCTTTCATCGGCAACTATAACGGTAAAAGGCCAGTCGTCTTTGCCGTAGTAGTCAATAAGCCATTCGATAACCTCGTAGTTAGTGCATACCACGTTAGCGTCTGACTCCAGCGCCGCGATGCGTCGCTTCTCAGAACCAGTTGCATCTACTACACTCAGACACGGGAAGTTCCATTTCTCTTGTTCTGCCGGCCACGTACCTGACGCAACACGTAAAGGGGCCAGAATTAACACTCGGTC